AGTGGATTGCCTTGTAAGCAATAAGCCGTCAGTTCGAATCTGACTTTCAGCACCAAACTTGAAGATGCTCATTGGAGCCAGCGGCTCCTAATAACTGTATATGCGTAGCACAGTTCTTCAACTCAATTCAATGCGGGTTTGGTCTAGTGGCTGGGCCTTAGCCTTCCAAGCTAATGAGAAGAGTTCGATCCTCTTATCCCGCTCCAATTCGTCTGATTAGTTCAATGGCAGAACGCTATCTTTACACGTTAGTTACGGTGGTTCGATTCCATCATTAGACACCAATAAAACATCACAAATGCCCATTCGGGCCTCACTTACCAATAGGAATATGACATGGCCCTTGGTCTTTCTACAACGCTTCGCAATGCGCGTCTTGACGCAATTACAACTGCAGCTGGTTCTGCTGCTAAGTTCCAAATTTATGATGGTTCTCGCCCAGCTACTGGTGCAGCAATTACCTCTCAGGTTAAGCTTGCTGAATTTACACTAGGTAGCCCATTCGCTCCTGCCGCTTCTGGTGGAGTACTAACAATTACCCTTCCTTCTAACGCTACTGGCCTTGCTGCTGGTACTGCTTCTTGGGCTCGTATTGTTACCTCTGGTGCTGTATTCGTTGTAGACCTTTCTGCCGGTACAGATTTCACACTAAACACTACAACAATCTCTGTTGGGCTTACAGTACAGATTACTGCCGCTACGATCACTGAAGGCGGTGCATAATGGCGACTGGTACTGCTGTAATTGACTTCGGCAGTTACCCCGGCTCAAATGAAGCCTCTGTCGTTGTAACTGGTCAGAGTTCTATTCTTGCAACAACGCATGTTGAAGCTTGGATGATGGCTGAAGCCTCTTCTGACCACACTGTAAATGATGCATCATACGCAGCACTATTAACATCCCTCTCTTGTGGTATTCCTACAGCAGCAACGGGGTTCACTATATACGCACGAAGCACTGAAAAGCTTCAAGGTACATTTAAAGTTCGCTGGGTGTGGGCAGACTAATTGGAGATTAAATAATGGCATTAGATGCAACGCTAGTTGGCTCAAATATTGACGCTGGTGGCAACGTAAAAACAGCTTTAACACTTACTCCTGCTCAAATGGGTGGCGTAAGACTCTTTTCTGAAGTTGATCTGGGTTCTGTTACTGGCTCGCCTCTTCTTCGCAGCCCTGAAGTTTCAAATGATTTTAGACTTCGTGTTGGTATAGATAACGTATGGGACAGTGAACAGTTTAACTACACAGCCCAAAACACATCTAAGCACAAGTATACATCTACAACGATGACAATGACTTGGGCCGGTGGTACACTGAACACAAACGGTTCAAGTATTACAACAACAGCCACAGCTGCTCAGATTCAAACATATCGTAACTTCCCACTACTTGGTAGTGGTGTACTTTACGTTGAAACTACAATGTGTTTGTCTAACTCTATGACAACAAACACTAACGTAGACTTTGGATTGTTCACTCCAGCTGCTGCTGGTACATCTATCCCTACTGACGGTGTTTACTTCCGTATTAACAACGGCGGTGTATTTGGTGTTCTAAACAACAACGGCACTGAAGTCACAACGTCTGCATTTACATTCACTCAGACAATCAACGTATTTAACAAGTTTACTATTGCAGTTTCTCAAAGTGACGTAGAGTTCTGGATTGACGATGTTCTGATGGGTGTTGTTGCAAGACAGGCTTCTGCATCACAACCAATTTATGCTGCTTCTGCTCCTTATGCCATCCGTCATCACAACGTGGGTGTTGCTGGTGCTGTAGTTCAGGCTAAGTTTGGTGGATACTCTATCGCTCTTGGTGATACAGATAATGCTCGCCTGTGGGCTTCAGCAATGGCTGGAGCTGGGCAATCTGGTATTCAAGGCCAGTCTGGTCACACGCAAGGTCAAACAGCTAACAACGCTAACAGTGCCGCTCCAGCTGCCGCAACACTATCTAACACCGCTGCTGGATACACCACTCTTGGCGGTAAGTTCCAGTTTGCTGCCGTAGCTGGTGCTGAAACAGACTATGCTCTATTTGCTTTCCTAAACCCTGTTCCAACTAACGCCATTTCTGGTCGTAACTTAGTAATTCGTGGTGTGTGGATTGACACAGTTAACGCTGTAGTAGCAGTTGCAACAACGCCTACCGTCCTTGAATGGTCACTTGGTGCTGGTTCTACTGGTGTTTCCCTAGCTACTGCTGAAGCTGCTGCAACTCGTGCCCCACGCAGACTTACACTAGGAACACAATCCTTTGTTGTTGGTGCTCTTGCAGGTCAAGCGGCCGCCAGAATTGACGTAAACCTTGACGCTCCAGTAGTTGTAGAGCCGGGAACTTATGTTCATGTTATCCTGCGTATGCCTTATGGTACAGCAACTGCTACTGAAGTGTTCAGAGGACAAGTAGGGTTCAACTGCTACTGGGAGTAATTTGAATGTCATTACTGCTAGCTTTACAATCTGGCAGTCCTACTTCAGTTACTGTTAACATTTCTGCTACGACACAGAATGCAATAAGCTCTGTGTCGTTTAGTAGCCTGTTATCAACTACGTTGGCTGCTACAACGCCTTTAGCTACAACATCCATAGCAGCAAATGTCTCAACGACTTCTGCAATATCAGCTACAACACCTCTAGCGAGCTCTACAATCACTGCAGTAACAAGAGCAGTGGTAACGGTAGGGGCGAGCACAGTAAACGCTACTAGCAGCATTACAGGAGCTTCTAAGGCCACTGTTGCAGTATCTGCTAACACAGTTGCTCCTACTTCTAGCGTAACGGCTAATGTTAGATCAACGGCTTCTATCGGAAGCACTACAGCAAATGCAACATCTTCTGTAACTGTAGTATCTAAGGGCACAGCAGTTGTATCTGCTTCCGCTCTGGAACCTACTTCTAGCATATCGGTTCTTGCTGGTACATCTGTTGTTATAACAGTTTCTGCTCAGACAGCTAATGCAACAAGTAGTGTAACGGTATCCTCTAAAGATGCCGGAGTGATATCTGCTAGCACTGTTGCTCCAACATCCTCTGTTAGTGTTGCATCAAAAGATGTCATAACAGTATCCTCTGTTACTGCTCCAGCTGTTACAAACATTGCAGTAGCTGGTAAGACATTAGGAACGATTACTTGCTCTACAGCAAATGCTGTTAGTAACTTCGTAGTTCATGTTGCTGATCCGACAGTACTTGTTATAAATGCTGTAACACAGACACCAGTATCAAACTTTATGTTTGACTCTGTAACGTCTGTTAGCGTTACTGCTACAACTCCAGAGGCCGTTGCTGATATCCAACTTGATATATGGGCACCAATACCGCCTAAGAAAGTTGTTACAGTTAGCAAGATGAATAGGGTTATTACAGTTGATGCAAGTAATAGAACTATAAAAACTAAACCGCAACTCCGCTATGGTGATGCTACATGATTGATAAGAAACCGTCTTACCCTAAATCACCAGCAGAGGATATTGACTTCGGTATAAATTGGGCACCATTGCTCAAAGCTGGAGAAACTATATCCACAAGCGTTTGGACTGTTCCGACTGATATGTCTGTTTCACGACAGCAGATTGTTGGTGCAATAACTTCATGCTACTTATCTGGTGGCACTATTGACACTAAAGTTAAAGTGTTTAATGTAATCACTACTTCATTGAATGCGACTTACGAGCGATTCTTTGAACTAGAGTTAGAACACATTCAAGTTTAATTTAACTTCATGGCCGAAGTGTGGTCGGTTCCTCCAAGCTTCACCGCCAGCTCCCACACAGGCGGTACTAATTAAGGATAACACATGACAGACTTTATCGGGCCAATCTCCTACAAGCAAGAACTGTATGTTCGCTCTACAGCAGACGTTACAATCTTCGGTGGAGCTGCTGGTTCTGGTAAGTCAGAGATTGGTGTTATTGATTTTCTAAAGAATACGGATACCGCTGGGTTTATCGGTCTAATCACTCGTCGTACCATCCCTCAATTGAAGGGGCCGGGTGGTATCCACTCTAAGTGCAAACATTACTTCGACCAAGTGTACGGAAGTAACGGATATGTTTGGCGTGAGAAAGATGGTAAGTTTGTATTCCCATCTGGCGCTGAAATCTTCTTAAAGCACTACCAAACTGAGGCTGACTACATCAACTATCAAGGTGTGGAAGCTAACCAGTTCCTGATTGACGAAGGTACGCAATTCTCGATGGACATGGTTTCTTACATCATGTCTCGTATGCGTAACCCTAAATGCCCGTCTGTGCAACCGCACATGAAGATTACTTGTAACCCTGATGCAGATCACTTCTTGCGTGCTTGGGTTGACTGGTATCTTAATGATGATGGAAGGCCAGACGTAAGTAAAGATGGTATTATACGTTTCTTCGGTATGGATAAAGGCGAGTACGTCTTTGGAGATACACGTGAAGACGTAATGAGATTAACCGGAACAACTGATGAAGCTAAGGTTCTTAGTTACACATTCATCAGTGCAAATGTTTACGACAATCCAGTTGTCATGGAAGTTAACCCAAAGTATGTTGCTTGGCTAGAAGGCTTGAAGCCTGTCGAGAAAGAACGTCTACTTTATGGCAACTGGAATGCTCGTGAGCAATCTGCAGGATTCTTTAACAGAGAGTGGTGTGAAGTAGTTGCACTGCCTCCTGTCAAGTATGCAAAAAGAGTTAGAGCATGGGACTTAAGTGGTACTCTTCCATCTGACTCAAATAGAAACCCGGACTACACTGTTGGGACATTGGTTTCAAAAACTCACGATGGAATCTACTACGTAGAGGATGTTGTTAGGGACAGACGTAGACACGGTGGAGTTCTCGATTTAATTCTTGAAACTGCTCGCCATGACGGATTCGACACAACAATTATTATCCCAATTGACCCCGGCGCTGCTGGAAAGGCTTATGCCTCTTCCATCCAAAGAGAATTAGCAGAGCGTGGGTATTATTGCAGATTGAAACCAGCAAGTGGAAGTAAGGTAAATCGCTTCGCTCCATTTGCAGCTATGGCTGAAGCTGGTGGTGTTAGAGTTGTTCGTCAGGTGTGGAACGATGCTTGGTTCCTAGAGCTTGAAGTATTCGACGGCTCAAGAAACATTAAAGACGATCAGGTGGACAGTGTTGCTGACGCATTCATAGTGCTGGCTTCTGACCTCTCATTACCAAGTTTTACTCCGCCAGAAATGAGCAGAGCAAACCCATTTAAACGATAAGGAATGATATGGCAACCCCTACAACTAATGATTCGCTTGAACAGGGTGATAAAGCCATTCGTCTTAAAATGGGCGAACAGGGCTACCTAGGTCTACACATATCAAACAAACAACTGTTAGAAGAAGCTAGAGCCGATCTACGCTGGCCAACGTCTATTAAGACATACTACGAAATGGCTAATGATGCAACAATCGCATCTGCTTTATCTTTGTTTGAAATGATGATCAGTCGTGTCAAGTGGACTGTAAAAGTTCCAGAAGACGCATCACCAGACTTAATCAAAAAAGCTAAGTTCGTAGAACAATGCATGCACGACATGGAACACTCTTGGTTCTCCTTTATCAAGGAAGTCACTAGCTGCTTCACATTCGGCTTCTCTGTTCACGAAAAAGTATATCGCCGCAGATTGAAAGAGAACGGCAGTAAGTTCAATGACGGACTTATTGGTATTCGCAAGATGCCTATCAGATCACACACAACTATCAAAGGTTGGCTGTTTGATGCTGATGGTAGAGAAATGACTCACGTCATCCAAGACTTGTCACTTATCCCTGATTCTGGCAGATACGCTAATCTACTACAGGACAACCCACTTGGTGAACTACGTATTCCTAAGAAGAAGTTTCTTCTGTTCAGGACGGACGTAGCTAGAGACAACCCAGAAGGGAAATCTCCACTTGCTAAAGTCTATGTGTCTTGGCGATACATGCAGGAAATCAAAGAGCAAGAAGCTATTGGTATCACTCGTGACCTAGCTGGTATGCCTACATTGTATCTTCCTCCAAGATATATGTCTCCAGACGCAACAGACGAAGAAGCTGCAGTATACGCATACTACCAGAAAGTAATTCGCAACATTCAAATGAATGAACAAAGCGGATTGATTCTTCCTCAAATGTTTGACCCTGATAGTCGACAACCACTGTTCAAATTCGAACTGATGGGAACGTCTGGCGGTAAGAGCTACAACACAAACGAAATCATACAGCGCTATGCTAATGAAATCCTACAAGCCCTGTTTGCAGATATGCTCAAGCTTGGACAAGATGGTGTTGGTAGCTACAGCCTAGCAGATAGTAAAACTTCTATCATGGCTATGGCTATTGAATCCCGCTTAAAGGAAATTCAAGACGTT